ACTTGGCTCCATTCCCAATACAGTTTCTCACCCGCGCCCGGAGGTTTGAATGAGTAAGCGAAAGCAGCCAGTCAACACCAGCGCCAAGGCAGTTGAAATTATGCAAGCGGCGGCAGCTCAGCTGATGCCCCCGGCTCACATTCCACTTGAAAAGGATAACCTGCCATTTTGGCACAACATCATTGCGGAAAAGGCGAAGGCTGACTGGACGGCGCACGATCTGGAAATAGCAGCGTTACTGGCTCGGTCGATGTGTTTGCTTGTGGATGAAGAGACGACGCTTCGCGGCGAAGGCTCAGTAGTTAAAAACGCGGGTGGGACACCGATGCAGAATCCGCGCTTGCGGGTTGTCGCTGACTGCCATGCCCGCGCGATCAAATATCGGCAGACGCTCGGAATTCACAATCGCGGCAAGAATGGCGAGAAGCGGGATACAGACAAGCGAACCGCGCAGGCCAAAGCGATAGAGACGGATTTAGGAAGTGATCTACTGGCTAGCCCCACGGTTCAATGACGCGCGGCGAAAGGGTTTGCGCATTCATTGAGATGTTCTGCGTAATTCCAGACGGGCAATTTGTCGGCAAGCCGATTACTTTGGCTGATTTTCAGCGCTGTTTCATTTTGGAAGTTTACGACAACCCGCATGGCACGCGGCGGGGGTATTTATCGATTGGACGGAAGAACGGTAAGACTGCGCTGATTGCATGTTTGTTGCTTGCGCACCTGGTTGGGCCGGAAGCAAAGTTGAATGCGCAGATTGTGAGTGGGGCACTATCCCGCGATCAGGCTGCGTTGGTTTTTAACCTAGCAGCCAAGATGGTTCAGTTATCCGGTGAGCTTTCAAAGATTGTTCGGATTGTTCCATCTGGCAAGCGCCTGATCGGGCTTTCGATGAATACCGAATACAAGGCTTTGGCGGCGGAAGGGAAAACCGCACACGGCCTTTCGCCAGTCTTGGCCATCCTTGATGAGCTAGGGCAGGTTCGCGGGCCTAAGTCTGATTTTGTTGACGCTATCACCACTTCGCAAGGCGCGCATGAAGAGCCATTGCTTTTGGCTATTTCGACACAGGCTCCAACGGATGCAGATTTGTTTTCTGTGTGGCTTGATGATGCTGAGAGTTCGGAAGATCCGGCAATTGTCAGCCACGTTTATACCGCGCCAGAAGATTGTGAATTGAGTGATCGGTCGGCATGGAAGGCGGCTAATCCGGCTCTTGGATTGTTCCGCAGCGAAAAGGACGTTGAAGAACAGGCTGCGCAAGCAGAGCGGATGCCAACCAACGAAGCAACTTTTAGAGTTCTCACGCTCAACCAGCGCGTGAACATGGTGGCGGCGTTTGTTTCACCTTCAGTTTGGAAGGCTGGAAACGCAGAGCCGGGACCGCTTGAGGGGATTGTTTACGGCGGGCTGGATTTGTCAGCGACAACCGATTTGACCTCGCTCGTTTTGATTGCGCGTGTTGACGTCAAGGTTCGGGTGCATGCGTATTTTTGGATGCCGATGGGTAATGTGCAGGAAGCAACACGGCGTGACCGCGCTCCCTATGATTTGTGGGTTCGCCAAGGTTTGCTTCGCACGACACCAGGCAAAGTGATCGATTATGATTTTGTGGCGCGCGATATTGGCGAGATTTGCGCGGGCCTAGACGTTGGCAGGATCGGCTTCGACCGCTGGCGAATGGACCGGATGCAATTGGCGTTGGACCGGCAGGGCGTTGAACTGCCGCTTGAGCCATTTGGGCAAGGTTATGTGAGCATGTCCCCGGCGCTAGATGCGCTTGAGGCGGATTTACTTGGCGAGAAGTTACTACACGGCGGGCATCCTGTTTTGGCGATGTGCGCTGCGAACGCAGTTGCTGTCCCAGACCCTGCGGGCAATCGTAAATTAGACAAGAGCAAAGCGACGGGCCGCATTGATGGTCTTGTGGCGCTAACAATGGCGGAAGGTGTTGAGGCTATGGCTACAGACTTTGAAGCGCCATCACCATGGGATAATCCCGACTTTAGTTTGGTTGCAGTATAATGTGGCCGTTCACCCCCGCTCCTGAGAAGCGCGCAACAATTACGCAAAACGCCTCTGCTCAAGAACTAATTTCCTTCTTTGGCATTGATGGCCGCAGTCTTCCCGGCGTTACGACAGACACCGCGCTACAGGTTCCGGCGGTTTGGGCGGCGGTGTCGTTCCTTAGCCGCACCTTAGCTGCGCTGCCGCTGCACGTTTACAGTGTGACTGGCGATGAGTCCAAACGGGTGAAGGGTGGATTGCAAACGCTGATCGGTGAGGCACCAAACGAAGAGACAACTAGTTTTAAGTGGCGGCAGTATTTCTGGCAGCAAGTTTTCACCGGTGGGCGCGGACTGACTTGGATCGAGCGTAGCGGTTCAAACATTGTTGGCCTATGGGGCGTTGATCCCACCAAAACGAAGATCACAAAGGCTGGTGGTCGAACATCATACCAATACGACAAGAATGGCGAGCCGTATTCGTCGCGCGATGTGGTTGATGTGCCGTTTATGCTTAAGCCTGACGGTTTGGCTCATTATGGGCCGATAGCTTCTGGCAATAAGGCTATACAATTAGCCATTGCGATGACTGAATATGGCAGTGGTTTCTTTGCGGGCGGCGGAGTTCCGCCTCTCGCTGTGAAAGGCCCAATGCCTGCGAGTAAAGACGCGATGATGCGCGCTCAGGCTGATATTCAGCACTCAATTGAGGCTAGCCGCGAGAGTAATATACCGATTACAAACCTGCCCCCGGGCTATGAGTTGGTGCCCATCGGGTTTGATCCTGACAAGGGGCAAATGACTGAAGCGCGGCGCTTTCAGATTGAAGATATTGCGCGGTTGTTCAACTTGCCGCCGGTGTTCTTGCAAGATCTTACGCACGGCACGTTCAGCAATACTGAAATGCAGGATTTGCACCTCGTGAAGCACGTTGTAGCTCAGTGGGCGCAGGCGTTCGAAGAAGAATTAAACTTGAAGCTATTTGGACAGCGCAACACGCGCCGATACGTCCGGCATAATCTGGACGGACTGATGCGCGGCGACTTTAAGACGCGGGCTGATGCGATTGGCTCGCTTGTCCAGAACGGCGTTTATACCCCAAATATTGGGGCAAAATATATGGGTATTGATGCCCATGATGATCCGGCGGCGGACCGCCTTTATATGCAAGGCGCAACGGTGCCCCTTGGCTCTCAAAGCGCGCCTAATGGCGCAGGGAATGACAATGGAAACTGAAAAGCGCGGCCTTGATAAGGCGGTAGAGATTCGTGAGAACGACGATGGTAGTGTGACTGTTTCCGGTTACGCTGCGGTCTTCGATGAGGAAGCCGATATTGCGGGCATCTTCCGCGAAGTTATCCGGCCCGGCGCATTTGGTAACGCCCTCAAGCGCGGTGATGACGTTTCGTTTCTGATCAACCACGGCGGGCTGCCTTTGGCGCGATCGACCTCACGCACGATGCAACTTGCTGAGGATACGCGCGGTCTTCGGATTGAGGCCACACTTGATGGCACTGACCCCGATGTTCGGCGCATCGTCCCAAAGATGAAACGCGGCGATCTATCCAAGATGAGCTTTGCATTTTCAATGGAAGGCGGAATCCAGCGATGGGCATCGTCTGGTGATGTAGAATTGCGCGAGATTATTGAGGTTGGCAATCTGTCTGATGTGTCAGTGGTCAATGCCCCGGCTTACGAAGGAACTTCAATTGCACTGCGCTCGCGTGATGCTGCGAATACTGAGGCGGAAAAAGAACGCAGCGAAGCTGATGAGGCCCGCAAGGCTTACGCGCTCCGCAAGGCTGAGACAGAACAGAAGATTCGTAAGATTTAAATTCCCGGCGACCGCTGGAGGCCCGCGAGAGCTTGTTTCTCGCACCTTACACCCGCCAATTCCGGCGGGTTTTTTATTGCACGAAAGGCAATCAAATGAACTTGACTGAAATGCAGGAAGAGCGCGGTCGCTTGGTCACACAGGCACGCGAAGCTCTCGACGAAATCAAAAGCAACACCGACGAGTCACGCACAACCGAACTCGACCAGCGCCATGATAAAATCATGGCTGAGTTCGATACAAAGGACAAGCTTATTGAACGCGAGCAGAAACTCGCTGATATTGAAGCCCGCGCGGTTGAATCTGAGGAACGCGCTCGTGAGGCGAAACGTCCTAATCAGGCTGGTGAAGCTCGCGGCGCTGCTGAAGGCGAAAAGCCTGATTATCGCTCGGCTTTCCACCAATACATTCAGGCACAAGGCCAGCTTGGTGCGATGGACCCTGAAGCTCGTTCAGCTCTCGAAACTGGCCGTGTGTCAATCGACGCAGAACAACGCGCTCAGACCACAACTGGTTCGGCGGGTGGCTTTACCATCCCTGAAGAAATGATGCCTGAGCTGACACGTTCTATGCTGGCATGGGGTCCGATGTACAACGAAGATATTGCCCGCGTCATCACCACATCAGGCGGCGGCGCAATGCCGTTTCCAACTGTGAATGACACCGCTTCCACAGCGGGTGCCCACACCGAAGGCGCGACGCTGACGGATGACGGCGGCAAAGATGTTACGTTCGCTGAGAAGCAACTCGACGCATTTGCGTTCGATACCGAATGGTTGAAGGTTTCCAAAGAACTCGCTGACGACAGCGTGTTTGCAATGGAATCCCTAATCGGTTCGCTGCTCGGTGAGCGTCTTGGGCGGATTGCCAACCTTCAGCTTACGACCGGATCAGGTTCTTCGGCTCCGAATGGTGTTGTGACCGCATCGGCTTTGGGTAAAACCGCTGTTGGTACGGCTGCGATTACCTATGATGAGATTATGGACCTCGAGCATTCGGTTGACCCTGCTTACCGCAGCGCGCCGGGCGTCGGCTTCATGTTCAACGATGATGTGTTGCTGGCGATCCGCAAGCTCAAGGATGGTGATGGCAACTATCTCTGGCAGCAGGGCAATGTTGCAGCGGGCATCCCGAGTACGCTTAACAATCGGACTTACCACATCAATCAAGCGATGGCTGGTCTGGCCACCGGTAACAAGGTGATGCTGTTCGGTGACTTCAAGAAATACTTTGTCCGCAAAGTCGGCGCACCATTGATCGGCGCGTTGCAGGACAAGGATTTCTGGCCCGGCTTCGGCGTTGCTGGCTACATTCGCTTCGATGGCGAACTGAGCGACACAGCAGCCGTGAAGCACCTCATCACCGCATAATGAAGATGGCGGGGCTGTAATGGTCCCGCCTCTTTTTTGAAAGGTTCGCCATGAAAGTCAAATTGACCACCCCACTTGCTGCGGCAACTGGCTCTTACAATGTGGGTGATGAATACCCTTGCGTTGATGCTGATGAGGCGAAGCGCATGATTGAAGCCGGGCAGGCTTTGGCTATTGCTGGCAAAGTGTCCGAGCGAGCCATTAAGAAGTCCCCAGGCAAAGAAAAGCGCGGCTGATGTGGACTGAGCCGGTCGTAACGGTCGCACCAGCAGCACAACCAGTCTCGCTCGATGAGGCGAAAGAGCATTGCCGGGTAATTGGAACCGCACACGACACCGCGCTCAATCTCTACATCGCGGGAGCCGTTGCGTTCGTGCAGAATTTCACTGGCTTGCGAATTGCAGGGCAGACGGTCACAGCCTCGCGCGAGTGCTTCGCTAACGAAATGACGCTTCCGGTTGCGCCGGTGCAATCTGTTTCGCTGGCCTACACCGACACATCGGGAAATGAGCAGGCGTTAGGCACTGGCTTTTACGAATTTATAGGCGCTAACACGTTGCGCCCTACGATATACAAAGATGATGACTTGAATTGGCCTGACACTGATGAGGTGCGCAATGCGGTCAAATTGACGGCGGTTTGCGGCTATTCTGAAACGCCGGGCGACCTCAAGGCGGCGATCCTTTTGCTTGTCGGCCATTGGTTCGATAATCGAGAGGCTGTCGGTGAAACGATGACCGAAGCGCCGCTTTCCACGATGTCATTGATTGAAAATTATAGGGTTCATTCGTGAAATCCGGCCCGCGCGACGATCTAATCACGATTGAACGCAACACTGGCACCAGCGAAAACGCATTTGGCGAAACACAAGAAGGCTGGTCAACATTCACAACCGCATGGGCGGAAGTGATTTACGGGAAAGGTAGTGAGCGCCGCGAAACGGCAATCGAAGGCTCACAGCAGCCCGCCACATTCCGCATGCTCGCGGACGCTGACACAAAGACAATCACCCCTGCTGATCGCATCAACTTCGATGGCGTGTGGGATATTCACTCAGCCGTTCCGCTGGACCGCGACGGCATTGAAATTACAGCGGTAAAGCGCACCTGATGCCGGGTACAGTAACTGTTAAACTTGACGGTCTGAAGGGAATTGAAGACGCATTATTTCGCATCAAGGGCGCGACCGCCAAGAACAAGGTTCGCAAAGTTCTAAAACAGGCTGGTGAGCCGGTAGCGCGCCAGGCACGGTCGCTAGTCAGTGTCGATGAAGGGCATTTACGCGAGAGCATCGACGTTTCAACCGTTCTAACGCGCTCTGCACGTCGCAAGGCGCGCAAAGGGTCGTTCGCTGACGTGGAGGTGCATATAGGCCCTAGCGGGTTGACGCAGGGCATCACGGAAGAGTTTGGCACATTCAATCAGGCAGCCGATCCATTCATGCGCCCTGCTTGGGAAAGCCTGAAGGATGACACGCTAGATCAAATTGGCGCTGGCCTTTGGGCAGAAGTTTCAAAGAAAGCGAGGCGGTGATGGAAGAGGCACTTATCACTCGCCTTCGCGCCGCAACCGCAATTGCCGCACTGGTAAGTACAAAGAACAGCCGTCCGGCCATTGATTGGATGGAGCGTGCAGAGACGCTGCCTGCGATTAGGTTGCAAGACGTAGCGCCCGGCCGCTCATACACATTTAGCGGCGCTTCAAGCCTTACTGAACCGCTTGTGCAGATTGATTGTTACGCGAAGACCTACGGTGAGGCGAAAGCGCTGTCCCGGGCTGTAATCGCAGAATTGGAGCAGCCCGCAACGGTTGGCTCAATAAAATTTCAAAACGGATTCCTCGCATCATCGCGAGCAATGGACCCTGAAGACCTTGGCGGCGGGATCAAGGTTTTTAGGCAGAGCTTAGATTTTACGCTCTGGAACACACCCGCTTAATCCCTTTAGGAGTTAAATATAATGACAGATGCTCGCATTGGGCATGGCGCGACGTTCTCACTTGACGACGCGGCAGACAGCCTAACCCTTCTTGTCGAAATGACCGGCCTTTCATTGGCTGAACTCGAAGCAGACGATGAAGACGCTACCCACTTCGGTTCCGCAGGCGGTGTTCGCGAATATATTTCGGGTCTGACTGATCCCGGCACCGGCGACCTCACGTTCAACCTTGTTCCAGGGTCCGCAACCGACTTGCTTCTCGAAGCTGCTCGCGCTGACGGTGTAACCCGCGATTACGAAGCCGTCATCCCCAATGGCGCGTTTGGGCAAAAACATGCAGGCCAGTGCATCGTTAAGAAATACATGCGCAGCACGCCAATCGACGGCAAGATGGAATCAACCGCGACCATCCGCTATACTGGCGCGGTCACGATCACCACGCTGGCTAGCTGATGGTTGCTCCGATTGATGCGAAGGTTTCGCTTGAAGTTGAAGGCGAAACCTTCACCTTGCGCCTAAACTTCCGCACCCTCTCGCTCGCAAGGGCAGAGGGTGTAGATCTTCTTTCAGGCAAGGATTTACACGCACTCGATATTGGACCGGCAGTCCGATGCCTTGCAGTGCAGGATCACCCTGACATGACGGATGAAACAGCATTTGCGCTTTCGTTCAATCATGGTGAGGTTATCGGAAATGCCCTAACCGAGCTTTTCGATAAATTCGGCGGCGGTGCGGAGGGAAACGCGCCAGCGAAGAAGATGACGCGCCGCAAGAAGACCTGATCGAAGGGTTTCACGCAAAGTGGATTGAATGTGGTTTTGATCCAGATACGTTTTGGCATCAAAGCCCGCATTCTTTCATGGTTGCCCTCAAAGGATACCGGGCGCGGTGTAAGCGACAATCACAAGAGGCCACGGCATTGTCTTGGCAAAATGCACTGATGCATGGGCGGCTTATGTCGAAAGAGGGTCTGAAGCCTCTCGAGCATTACTTGGGCGTGCTGAAACGCAAACAATCACCTGAAGAAATAGCCGCGAACTTCAAGATTATGGCGCAGCGCGCGAACCAAGCCTACAGAAAACAGGGGACGCCTAATGGTTAGTGCTGCACGTATCGGAGCGCTCCGGGTTGACCTTGGGGTGAACTCAGCTTCCTTTGATAAAGGAATAACAGCCGCGCAGCGCCGCTTGGGCGTTCTATCAAAGAACATTCAAGGCCTCGGCACGCGCCTTTCTGGCCTTGGCAAGAAGATGAGTCTGGGCATCACCGCTCCGATATTGGGTGCTGCGACGGCATTCGGCTTTGCTACTGATCGGATTGCCCGTGAAAGCCGCGCAATTGCCACTTCAGCACAAGTTGCAGGCGAAAGCTTTGAGGAGTTCCAGCGCCAGGCATTTGCTGCACGCTCGGTGGGAGTCGAGTTCGAGAAGCTGGGCGACATCTTCAAAGATGTTCGCGACAGGGTTGGTGACTTCGCTGCTACGGGCGGCGGGCCTATGCTCGACTTCTTTGAGAACATTGCCCCGAAAGTAGGTATCACCGCTGATGCCTTTCGGGGGCTGTCCGGTAAGGACTCCTTGCAGCTTTATTTCGACACTTTGCGCAAGGCCAATGTCAGCCAAGAGGAGATGGTTTTCTACCTTGAGGCAATGGCCTCAGACGCGACCAACCTAATTCCGTTGCTTGAAAATAGCGGTGAGGCCATGCGTGAGCTAGGCTTGGCTGCGAATGTCATCACCGATGAAGATCAAGAAGGACTTGAGCGCTATATTGAGGCGCAGGCACGGCTTGGAGAGGCGACGAAAAAGCTAACCATTGCGCTTGTCAGCAGCGGAATTCTCGACGCGGTTGTGGATCTGGTTGAGGCGTTCAGTGCATTCGCCGTTCGCCTTTCGGAAGTTAGTCCAGCAACGATAAAGACCGCCGTGGCGGTCGCCGGTTTAGCTGCTGCGATTGGCCCTTTGCTTGTTGTGGGGGGTGGCCTTGTAACGATGTTTGGGCGTATTCTGCCTATTCTTGGCAGCGTGGCTACGGGCATCGCACTTCTCCGAACCGCCATGGTGCCGCTTATCGCGACGGTTGCAACAGTAACGCGAACGGTCGGTGTGCTGGCCGGGGCAAAGGTTGCGTGGGCGGGTATCACGGCAACCGCGACGGCCGCAATGCGCGCTCTCACTGCCAGCATGATAGCCAATCCGTTCACTGCGGTGGCTGTTGTCGTCGGCACGTTAGCTGCCACCATGTACACACTGACACAGAGCCAGCGTGCAGCGCGGGCTGAGACGGACAACCTT